AGAAGAATTAAAAAGAGCTATGGAAGACAATAGAGAAAAGGTAGATTTAATTATCCAACCAGAGATTGCGAGACCATGAGTGACCCGAAGGTAGGAACGGGAAAAAAACCAAAAGGCTCTGGTAGAAGATTATACACAGATGAGAATCCTCGTGATACAGTAGGAATAAAATTTAGCACACCTGCTGATGCTAGAAGGACAGTTGCAAAAGTAAAAAAAGTTAACAAACCTTTTGCTAGAAAAATACAGATACTAACTGTTGGTGAACAAAGAGCAAAAGTAATGGGTAAAAATCAAGTAGTAAGTATTTTTAAAAAAGGTAAAGATGCCATTAGAAAGGCACACAATAGAAAAAAGAAATAGGAGTTTAGATGGCTTACGCAACAGGTAAATATGCAAAAGCGATATCTGATAGAAGTGGGATGGAATATCCATACAGTGAAATGAAAACTGAATGGAATGGTTCTTTCGTACACAAGTCTGAGTATGAAAGTAAACACCCACAACTTACGCCAAGAAAGCATAGACCAGACCCACAAGCATTAAAGGATGCGTCTCCGCCAAAAAAACTAGACCCATCAGATCAGTTAGAAAATGGAACAGTAAGTTCCTTACTAGCTAGTCTTGGTGTAACAAGTGCAGATAGAAAGATAACATCTACTTTTACATCTGCAAATGCTTCACCAATCGCTACAGCCTTGACATTAACTGCAAGTTTAGGTAGTGAATCTGTAAGTGTCAGCTAAGATAGAATTATTTGTAGGAACACCTTGTTATGGTGGTATGCTCACAGAAGATTATCTTCATGGTGTTTTAGAACTACAAAATTTTTGTTTAGAAAATAAAATAGGTTTGAATATACAAACTCTTGGACAAGAGTCATTAATAACTAGAGCTAGAAATACTCTGGTTGCTAATTTTTTAGATAATGAAAAGTTTACACATCTATTGTTTATAGATGCAGATATAGGATTTAGTCCAGATAATTTAAAAAGATACTTTGAGTATGACAAGGATGTTATCTGTGCTCCTTATCCTATGAAGTTAATTAGTTGGAACATGATGCCAGAGCTAATTAAAAATGAAAAAGATTACAGAAATTTATGTCATCCTTATGTTTTAAATTTTGCAAACAAAGGTGAGATAAACATAGACAAAGGTTTTGCTGAAGTATTAGATGCAGCAACAGGTTTCATGTTAATTAAAAGAGAGTGTTTAATTAAAATGAAAGAAGCATATCAAGATTTAAAATATGTTTCAGATCAAATACTAAATGGTAAAGAATTTAATTCAGAAAACACATATTTGTTTTTTGATACAATGAAGGATGAAGATGGCAGATACTTATCAGAAGACTACGCTTTCTCAAGAAGATGGCAAAAGCTCGGAGGAAAAATCTATGCAGATATTGGATCAAACCTTTCACATATTGGACAGTATAGATTCACTGGTAAGTTATGGAAACACTTCAACATCGAACAAAAAAAATAAAAACGTAGTAGTACCTGTTCAAGGTCTAAGTTTTAAAATCACAAAAGGATAATATGGCAGACGCAGTTGTAAAGCCTATTAAAATGGCTATCGTTAGAAATCCTAAAAAGGGATACATAAGAACACCATCTCCAGAGGAGATAAAGAAATACGAAGAACGTGAAGAACCGATTAAAAAAGAAGGTAAGAAATAATGGCTGATGACGCAACAATAACTTTAAAAGCAACTTTACTTCCAGATGAAATAGCTAAAGTTATTAATGGTTCAATGATTGTAACGCCAGATGATGCAAACGATAAGTGGTATTATAAACTTACAAGTGTAACCACAACAAGTGCAGATTTAATTGCAGGTAATTTTATTGATTACACAGCTGTAGATCAAGATACTGCACCAACAGCAGTTGCCACAGCAGATAAAGTTAAATTTTTATTTGTTAAAAATACGAGCACTGCTGATGGTATTGTTATTTCTATAGATGCAGGAACAGCAGCTTTTAATTTAGCAGATGGTATTTTCGTAGGACCAGGACAGTCTTGGTTTTGTAGATTACCAAACGCAACTGTAGCAGATATTCATGCAATAAGTGCTGACATAGGTGATGCTGGTGATGCAAGTGCAGATGTAATCGTTGCAGCACTAATAGATGATGTGGGGTAATTATGGCAACAATGACTTTTTCTACTCTTACACAAGATATAAAAGATTGGATGGAAAACGACAATACAGAATTTGCAAACGAAACTGCAAACTTTATATCTTTAGCAGAACAAAGAATATCTAGAGATGTAGACCCTTATGCTTTTCATGAAGCAGTAAATTCTACATTTAATATTGGAGACAGATTTGTAAGTAAACCAGCAGATGCAAAAGTTATATTTCATTTTTTGTTTATTAACTCTGATTCACAAAGAGTATTTTTAGAAAAAAGAACAGATGAATTTATCTATGATTATTGGAAAAACTCTGCAACCACTGGAACACCAAAGTATTGGTCTAATTATAGTGACACTGCAATATTAGTTGCACCAACTCCTAGTGCTGCACTTAGAATAGAAATGACATATTCTAGAAGACTAGCAGAACTTTCTAGCACTAATACTACAAACTGGTTAACAGAAAATGCACAAGATTTACTCTTGTATGGTTGTCTTATGGAAGCATCTACATTTACAAAAAGTAGAGAAGACTATGTTATATATTCAGACAGATATAAACAAGCTGTTGAATCTATAAACAATCAAGCAAGAAGAAGAAGAAGAGATGACTTCACAGCTCCTGCAAATGTGATGGGAGAAAATTATTTAAAAGAAATGGGAACATAGGAGATTATAATGGCAATAACACAAACTTTAACTAACGTATTTAAACAAGATTGTCTTGATGGAGCACAAAATCTAGGTAATGGTGGGGACACTATTAAAATAGCTTTGTACACTTCAAGTGCTACTTTAAATGCAACAACGACTGCGTACTCAACTACCAATGAAGTATCTGGAACTGGTTACACAGCAGGTGGAACAACACTTTCAAGTCAATCAGTAACACTAGATACATCAAACGGAGTTGCTTTTTTTGATGCGGCAGACCCAAGTTTTACTTCTGCTACTATTACTGCAAGAGGGGCTTTAATTTATAACAATAGCAAATCAAATGCAGCAATAGCAGTTTTAGATTTTGGTTCTGACTTTTCATCATCAAATGGAACTTTTCAAGTTCAGTTTCCAACAGCAGCACACAACACAGCGTTAATTAGGATTAGTTAATGGCAGAGGGCACTGGTGGATGGAACGCAGGTGCGTATGGTGATGACGGATGGAATGATGGTATCGTTTTATCTGAAACAGGTATTGCAGCGACACTTGCATTAGGAAGCGAACAGGCATCTGGTAGTGCTTTGATAAATCAAGTTGGATACGATACTTTTAGATTAAGTTTAGCAGATTTATCTGCAAATATAACAGGAACAGCAACTGTAAATACTATATCTGGAATTACAGGAACTGGTTCAACTGGAACAGTAAAATTATGGTCTTTAATAGATACAACATCTGATGGAGACGAAACATGGACAATAGGAGTGGCAAATTAAATGGCTAATGCTTACACACAATTAGGATTTGTAAAACAAGCTGATGGTGAAAATATAGGAAGTTGGGGTGATGTACTCAACGAACAACTTATAGATTTACTTGATGATGCGATAGGTGGATATGTAGAAGTTAGTGTTGCATCTGGTAATGTTACTTTAGCTTTTGCTGATGGAACAGCTGATAACAATGGTAGACACGCAGTAATTAAATTTACTGGTTCTCCAGGTACAACTAGAACTGTTACATTTCCTAATAAACAAAAAACATATTACATAAACAATGGTTCTGATAGTTCTGTAATTTGCACAGCAGGTTCTGGTGGTGCAACAGTTACAGTTTTAACAGGAAATAAAGATATTATTTATGTTGATGGTAGTGATGAAATACACAGTGTATTAACAAGAACAAGTGTCGTTTTAGGAACTAATACATCTGGAAATATTTTAGTTGCTGATGGCAATCAATTTAATTCAAAAGCAGTAGGAGATTTATCGGCTATAAGTTCAGTGGCAGCTGATGATGTTTTATTAGCAGTAGATACATCTGGTGGAGGATTAAAAAAGATAACTAGAAGCACATTAGTATCTGGTCTTGCAGCAGGAACAATGAGTGACATATCAGATGATTCTACCCCACAACTAGGTGGCGACTTAGACATGAATGGTAACGATATAGTTACTACTTCTAATGCAAACATTGATTTATTACCTAATGGAACTGGTAAAGTTATTATGGATGGTAACGGAAGTTCTGGTGGTGTATCTGTATCTGATGGATTAATAGATATTAGAACAGGAACAGGTAATGTTGCTAAAGTAAAATTTTATTGTGAATCATCTAACGCTCATGCACAGACATTACAAGCAGCACCTCACTCAGCAGGAAGTAGTGCTGTTTTAGTTTTACCTACAGCCTCTGGTAATTTAGTAGGGACTGGAGATTCTGGAACTGTAACAAATGCTATGCTTGCGGGTTCTATTGCAGACAGCAAATTATCTACAATATCTACAGCAGGTAAAGTAGACATAGGTGCTTTAGAAATAGATGGTGCAACAGACATAGGTGCAGACTTAGCTGACGCTGACCTTTTCATTGTAGATGATGGCGGTGGCGGAACAGAAAGAAAGATGGCTGCATCAAGAATATTAACTTATGTACAACAAGCAGGAACATTTCCTTTAACAGGTTTAGATATAGATGGTGGCACGGATATTGGTGCTGCATTAGCAGACGCAGATTTAATAATTGTAGACGATGGTGCAGGTGGCACTAATAGAAAAGCTACATTAACAAGACTTAAAACATATTTAACTAGTGCAGGGTTCTCTACTGAAGACCCAACTGCCCTAGCGATAGCTTTAGGATAATAGGAGGATAAATGGCTAATACTTTTAAAGTAGTAACAAAAGCAGGTGTCACTAGTTCTGATGTTATCTACACAGTGGCAGGTTCTACAACAACAGTAGTTCTTGGTGTTATGGTAGGTAATACAACGACTGGACAGATTACTGCCACAGTTACTTTAAGTTCAGATACCTCCAACAGAGCAGGAGCAAACAACGAAGCCAACCAAGATGTTGAATTAGTTACTAATGCACCTATACCTGTTGGCGGAACACTTGAACTTTTAAGTGGAAACAAAGTAGTAATGGAAACGACAGATGTTTTAAAATTAGCGGCATCTGGTGCGGCTGACATTTGCGTGTCAATAATGGAGATAACGTAAGATGGCATATGTAGGTAATCCTATAGATACACAAAATACTTTTCAGTCTCTTGTAGGCAAAAGGTTTAATGGTGATGGAAGTACAACTGATTTTACATTAGATGTAGCACCTGGTTCAACATTAGACATTGAAGTATTTGTTGGAAACGTAAGACAAGACCCTAACTCAGCATACACTTTATCTGGAACAACACTATCGTTTACTGGTGCTCCTCCTA